GTGTGGTCGAGACCCCCTCGCGCCGGGCCAAGTCCGCGTAATTCTGAACCGTACCTGCTTTGAGTAAGCCTTCCAAGCGGATCGCCAACGCCATCAGCCGCGTGGCGCGGGGCAGGTGCTCCACAGCACCCGCAGTGCGGGGAAGAAGAGCGCGCCGATCAAACGGGGATTTTCGAACGCGGACGGCGAACTCCACGCCCTCGGAGCCTCCGTCTTTGAGGCGCACGCAAGCTTGCTCGACCCGATGATCGTAGCTGATCCGCTCAATCAGATTCTCCCAGAGCCGACGCTGATCAGCCGGCTCCAGTGGGTCCCCTTGCGCTGGGTCTACGGGGAACCCGCCTTCGACTACCGGGCCGCCGGGTTGGCCCACCAGTTGGTACAGCTTGGACTCGACGGCGTTTTCGATTCGCCGTGCCGAGATCATTTGGCCTGGGCAGGCCTTCGCTCCGCCCTTGCGCGCCGTCTGGCACAGGTAATACCGGTACCGGCGCCCGCGTTTGGTCGTGTAGCCCGGCCCCATGGATCTCCCGCAGATGGCGCATTGGAGCAGACCCTCCAAGATGGCCCCCTGCCGCTTCCGCCGACGAAGGTGCCTGCCACGCTTCCGGTGCTTCAGCAGCTCGTTGGCTTTCGTCCAAATCGCGTGGTCCACAATGGCTTCCTGCTCGCCCGGATACCCCTGCCCATGGTGGCTGACCTCGCCGACGTAGAGCACGTTGGTCAGCACGCGCACCAGCGCCGGGCGATCGAATCGTACGCCAGTACGGCGCTCGTTCTTGCGCGTGGTCCAGGTCTTGGTCCGCCAGCCGCGGCGCTCGATCTCTTCGAGTGTGTCGGCCAGCGACTCGCAGCGCACGAACACGGCAAAGATGCTCCGCACCTGTTCGGCTTCCGCTCGGTTCAGCGTCAGCTTCCGCGTCACCGGATCGGGGTCGTAGCCCAACGGCGGGTATCCGCCCATCCACTTGCCCTTACGCCGTGCCGCCGAGATCTTATCGCGCGTGCGTTCGCTGATGATTTCCCGCTCGAACTGCGCAAAGGAGAGAAGCACGTTCAGGGTCAGCCGTCCCATCGGGCTGCGGGTATTCAGCTGCTGGGTGACGGAAATGAAACTGACCCCGCGCTTGTCGAACACCTCCATGATGCGGGCGAAGTCCAGCAGCGAGCGGCTGAGCCGGTCCACCTTGTACACCACCACACAGTCAACAGCTTCGGCTTCGACGTCTGCTAGGAGTTGGCGCAGGGCGGGGCGTTCGAGGTTGGCTCCGCTCAAGCCGCCGTCGTCGTAGCGCCGGGTCAGGGTCGTCCAGTGTTCGTGGCGCTGGCTGAGGATGTAGGCTTCGGCGCACTCACGCTGCGCGTCGAGCGAGTTGAAATCCTGCTCCAGGCCTTCCTCGGTCGACTTACGGGTATAGATGGCACAACGGACTGGCCGGGTTGTCCCAGCGCCGCTAGGCTGCACGGCTGGCCTTTCGGTTCACGGCGGTCGTTCCGCGCTTGCGCGGGGCAGGTTCTCCTCGTTTCGCCACCCCGAAGAACACCAGCCCGTTCCAACGCGTGCCGGTCGCCTCTCGGGCCACCGCGCTGAGCGAACGATAGCGCCGGCCTTCGTACTCAAAACCCTGTGCCAATACCCTCACCACGATGGTCTGGTCGCGGTATACGCGGCTCAGCTCCGTGCCGGGCGCAGGCAGCCTCCTGTCGCGCCGATTCGGCCGGCGTTTTCCGGAGGCGCGAGGGAGTCTTCCCGAAACCAAGGGAACCTGATCTCGAAGCTCGGCATCCTTGGCAATCTGGCGTGCCCGGTCCACCGCTCGCTGGGGGAGATCCCCCTCCGCCAGCGCTTGCAGCCGCCAGGCGATGCGCCGCATCAAGTGCTGCTGGTTTGTGGCGGCGCTTTCTTCACCCCAAACCTCGCGGTATCGCTCCCGTAGTTCGCCTGGCTGCATTCGCCGCAGTTGCTCAATTTGCGCGTACACGTCCATGTCTTGCCCTCCGGTCTCTGGGCGTTCACTCCACAGTTCCATGCACGCTCTCTGCGGCTTCAAAAGCAAGTCGGAACGTGGGCTGTCCTTGCGCCAGAGAACGTCCGGCGGGCCGACCGCCTTAGGGCCATTGTCACTGAAGCAAACCGCGCATTTCCCCGTACTTCCCCCGCATCCCAAACTCTTGGGCGATCATATACCCCAGTGCGTCGCTGACATGGCTGCGCTGGGGGTCGGACTTATCGATGTCGGCCAGGGTGTTACCGTTCAGGTCGCACTTCCAGTGCACGCGCTCAAAATCCAGGATGAGTTGTTTCGCGCCCGAGTCAATCCGCAAGCGGCGCTCGCCCGCCTGATTGTGCAGCATCGCATTCACGCAGTTGACCCGGTCCTTCACCGGTGGATTCGAGGACGCCAGGTGAAAGCTGACGCGGTAGGGGTAGCGCTTAAAGAAATCCCGCACGATCTGCCAGTCGGTACGGGAGGCCGCCGTGTGCCGCCCCTGGCCGGTCGCATCACCATAGACTTGGATGTGGGTGGTATACGGCGAGAGCGAGCTCCAGCGTCCAATGCGTCCTAAGAATGCCTCGCACGCCGCCCATGTATTTGAATCGGGCAGCGCCAGTTCATCCAGAACATACACGTTGTCTCCCTCCCGCTGCCCGATGACCGAGCACATCGGGTTGACGTTGAAATCCAGCGACCAGAACAATGGCGATCGGGGATTGTAGCGCAAGGGCTCTACGTTCCTGGTCCGGTCGAAAGCGTAGTACACCAGACCGGCGGTGAGGTTCTCGAAACTGGCCTGAAACTCCTGCCGGTATGTGCGCTCGTCCAGTTCATGCGTGGCGCTTTTCAGTTCGTCGCCCGAGACGTTGCCGCCCTCTTCGGTAGTGAACTGGAAGGTGGCCCAATGCGCCTGGCTTTGCGCCTTCTGGTACAGGTCGTAGAAATGGTCGTAGCCGCGCGGAGTGCCGATAAACAAGGCGCGACCCTGCTTATCCGCCAACGCCGGTCGCAGTACCTCGGGCCAGGCCTGCCGGGCGATCGAAGCGTACTCGTCCAGAACCAGGAAGTCCAGGCCATCCCCGCGGAGCGAGTCGTAATTATCGGCACCGCGCAGGCCGATGGTACCGCCGGTGATCAACTCAATCCGCAGATCGGTTTCGTTAGGCTGCCGGGCCCAGTAGGGCCGGGTCATCTCCTTGAGCGGCTTACAGGCAATGCGTTTGGCCTGCTTGTAAGTCGGGCCTACATACCAGACCAGGCGGCCTGGTTTCCAGGCCGCCTGGCACAATTCCGTGAGTGCCAGATAGGTTTTCCCGAAGCGCCGGCCGGCCACCAGAATCCGGAAGCGGGCGTCCGAACGGAAGACCGTCCATTGAGGAGCTTTGAGACGGATCATGGCTGCTGCACTCCGTTCTCCTGAGCCACCACAAACGGTGGTGGTGCAGTAGCGGCAGGCTCAAACGCCGGCCGCTCCCGCCAGCCACTGCGAGCCTTCAACCAGAACATCTGGGCAATAACATTTCCGGCTCTGGCGTTCTGATACAGAGCCTGCGCCACGTTGTAGTTGGCATCCGTGGCGCCTTCGTCCAGTTCGGACCGAAAGTGTTTCCGAAGGGTCTTGGGAGAGCGGATTCCAACCTTCCGGGCAATCTCCTCGTGGCGGACGCCCACGGCCGCCATGGACTTGACCATCTTCCGTTGTTCGTCGGTAGGATTGAATCGGGGGCGCGGCATGGCTATACCTCCACCCCAGCCGGGACACGCCCGGCTGCGACCTGATCGAACCGGCGGCCATCGGATAGAAGCACCGCCTCCTTGCCCGTGAGCTTCTGCCAGCGCAGAACCGTGACATCGACATACCGGGGGTCAATGTCCAGTCCGTAGCAGACCCGCTGGGTGGACTCGGCAGCGATCAGCGTCGTACCGGAGCCCAAGAAGGGATCGTAGATCACGTCGCCGCTCACGCTATGGTTGAGAATCGGCCGGCGCATCAACTCTAGGGGCTTCTGGGTGCCGTGTCCGGTGGCCGCTTCCTCCCGGCACCCTCCAAACGGATTCAGGTTGGCGACCTGCCACAGCGTCGATTGGGTGCGGTCTCCGCACCAGTGCGAGGTCTTGCCTTCCCGCACCGCGTACCAGCAGGGTTCATGCTGCCAGTGATAATCGCCGCGGCCCAGCGCGAAGTGCTGCTTGGCCCAGATGATTTGAGCGCGAATCCGCAGGCCCGCCGCCTCCAGGCCTGCGGCTACTTCCCCGGCATGAACGCCCGCGTGCCAGACGTAGGCAACATCCCCGGAAAAGAGCTGATACGCTTCGGTCCAGTCCACCCGGTTGTCATTGGCAACCGTGCCCGTTTGCCGCTGCTGGCCCAATCCGGCGCGCTCGCGCCATATCGGATCGTACTCCACCCCGTAGGGCGGGTCGGTCACCATCAGCGCGGGCGTGGCCGAGTCAAACAGGCACCGCGCCGCCGCCGTAGAGGTTGCGTCCCCGCACAGAACTCTGTGCTGGCCGCACACCCAAAGATCGCCGAGTTGGGTGACCGCCTCTGGGGGCGGCTCCGGAGCGGCATCGTCCTGCCCCTCGTCGGGGTCGCGGAACAGAAAGTCATCGATCTCCGGCGCATCGAAGCCCGTGAGGTTTAAATCGAAATCCAGAGCTTTCAGTTCTTCGATCTCTAGCGCCACCAACTCCAGGTCCCACTCGGCCCAATTGACCGACCGGTTGACCAATAGCCGGAACGCCTTGACCTGCGCCTCGGACCACTCGTCGCACAGGATGACGGGCACTTGCGTTAGGCCCAGTTTGTGCGCAGCCTTGAGGCGTAGGTGGCCATCGACCACCTCACCGCTGCTGCGGGCTAGGATCGGGATCTTGAACCCGAACTCGTGGATAGAAGCCGCCATCCGCTCGACTGCGTGATCGTTCTTGCGCGGACTGCGGCCATAGGGAACGAACTTACTGACGGGCCACATTTCCATGTGCATGGCCGTCCTCCTCATCTGGTACTGCCGTTAGACTGCTCACCCAGGGAACCGGATGCTGCGCTTTTTGAGTGGTGCAGATCACTTTCGGTTGCCGCGCCAGGGTCCGTCCCTCCAGGACCCTCGGCAGGGCAGCTGAACTACCGTGAAAGCTTAAAACACAATCTTGGAAGTGAAGTGCTTGTGAACCAGGGGTGGCTCACTTGAGTGGAGCCCGACGGCGTGGTTTTTCGGGCATGGTCCGTGGGCCAAATTGCAATCGATGCAGCGCCTCATACGCTGGAACGACACGCTTTCGGATATCTTCTGGG